AGTATCTCTTAAGAAAGATAGGGATGACCTAAAGATAAAGTTAGCTGCTCTACCAGATTCAGAGCTTTATACGAAAGAGCAAATACAGGAGCAGGTACAAAAGCTTTCTGATATGAACACCAAGCGCGAAACTCTTTCAAAAAAGATAATTGAGCTGTCTAACAGCATTGACACAGCTTCAAAAAAGATAGAAAAGATTGGCCTTATAAAAGAGCAGTTCCCCATTGAAGAACTGAGGAAAGAATTTGATACTCAAAAAGCTCTACAGTCGCAGCAAGAACTAATAGAGTCAAAGTTAGAGTTAGAACTACAACGCCTTGACAGCAAGAAAAAGTCCGCTAAAAAACTTGAGAGAGTGCCTTGTGGTGACCAATTCCCAAAATGTCCGTACATCAAAGATGCCCACAAGAGCGCTTCTGAGTTAGATGATCAAAAACTTGTTATAACTGGTGTGAGAAAAGAGTTAAGAGCCCTCAAGTCGAATATACAAGCGCTGATGGAAAAGGGCTTGTCTGAAAGACTGCTTAAATACGAGGACCTCTTGAAGAAAGAGAGCTCTTTGAGAATTAGCCATTCAGACTTTCGTTTAGAAATGAAAGAGATTGAAAGTGATCATCAGGATGCTATCAACTTCATAAAGGAAGGAAAGACTCAACTTCGAGAGATGCGCCTTCGCTCCATCGACGAAGAAAAAGATACGGCTGTAATCGCAATGAGAGATCAGCTAAAGAAAGTTGAGGATAGAATAAGCAATCTTGATGCAGAGAGATTATACCTCACTGAACAGATAAGTGTGGCAAAGCAGAAGAAGATTACTTTGATCGAAGAGAATCGGAGGTTCGGCGCTGTTAAGTCAAGGTGGGAGACATATAACGTGTTTATGCAAGCTGTTGACAAGAAGGGTATCCCACTCACAATCTTGTCTTTACAGCTACCACAAATCAACAATGAGCTAACAAAGATCCTACAAGGAGTTGTAAACTTTGACCTTTCCCTTGAAGCCGATTTAGAGTCTAACAATATGGAGATCTTTATAGATTACGGAGATTCAAGGAGAATAATTGAGTGTGGTTCCGGAATGGAAAAAATGATTTCTTCGCTAGCCCTTCGAGTCGCACTAATCAACGTATGTAATGCGCCAAGGAGCGACGTACTCATAATAGATGAAGGGTTTGGAGCTTTAGATGATAAGAACATTGAGGCATGCTCCAGACTGCTTGAATCTCTTAAGAAGTATTTTGCAAACATACTTATCATATCTCACGTTGATGCTATGAAAGACGTGGTTGATAACGTCTTGGACATCCAAAAGAACGGAAAGGACTCATATGTCAGATGCACATGATGTTTCATACGTTCCTATAGATTGCCCAATTTGTAATTTAATGATCAGGGATACGAATGACGTAACAAGATATCATAGCTCTAAGTGTTGCGTTGATTGCTGGATAGGATTTTTAGAACCGTTACGAAAACTAAACCGCGACGAAGGATATTTACCTACAGGCAGTGAGATTGAATCTTACCGAAATAGAGTAGCCGCTCTTACAAAACTTGGAGAAGGAACGTGTTAAACCTAAAAGAAATTAGAGCTCTGGCTCAAGCAACAGAGACTTCATGGGGATATTCATCAAAAGACAGGAAGGTCACCAGCAGACTAGATGGAGAAGTTCTAGAGCTTCAGATGATGTCCATTGTTCAGTTTGCAAGCGAGAAAGCGCTTAGTCAGCAGCTGCAGGCTCAACGTGAATATGCAAATGACGTTTTTACAGAGCAGCTTAAGAGAATTAAGCAAGAATTTAAAGAAGCCACCGATCGAGCACTGGTGACTAAAGAGATCGAAAGAGATGATGATGTAGAGCTTGTGTCTGCGACTTCAAATTCTCCACGAAAGATCGCGTATTTTCGTGCAAACATAAAGCTTCAAGTTAGTTAGAAGATATGCCGCCGCTAAGTAAGCAAAAGCAAATAAGCGAGATTGTAAAGTGTGGAAAAGATCCAGCTTACTTTATAAATCGTTACGTGCAGATTCAGCATCCTATGAAGGGAAGAATTTCATTTCACACCTTTCCATTCCAGGATGATTGCTTACAGCAGTTTAACGATCATAGATTTAACGTAGTAGTAAAGTCACGACAGTTGGGTCTTTCAACCCTAACTGCAGCCTATGCTGTCTGGCTGGCTATGTTCAGAAAAGATAAAAGCATTCTGGTAATCGCCACGAAGTTAGCGGTTGCTCAAAACTTTATTAAGAAAGTCAAGGTGGCACTGTCTGGAATACCACAATGGATGTGGATAACTGAAATTACTGCAAAGAATACACAAGCGATAGAGTTTAGTAATGGTTCTCAAATAAAAGCCGTACCAACGTCCGATGATGCTGGTCGTTCTGAAGCCTTGTCACTGCTAATTGTGGATGAGGCTGCTTTTATTAGAAACTTTGATGAGCTCTGGAAGGGTCTGTATCCCACTCTTTCAACTGGTGGTCGAGCTATATTAGTTTCAACCCCGAATGGGACTGGCGGCCAATACTACGACATCTACCATGGCGCCGAGCAGAAATCTAACGAGTTTAACGCTATAAAGCTTCCTTGGGATGTCCACCCCGAGAGAGATGATGCATGGTTTCAAAAAGAGGCTCGAAATCTTAACAAGCAACAGATTGCACAAGAGTTGCTTTGCGATTTCCAAGCGTCTGGTGACACATTTCTGTCAACAGAAGACATAGAGCGGCTGCAAATGAATATTCGGTCTCCGATAGAGAAATGGGGACCAGAGAATGCTGTCTGGGTATGGAAGTACTTTATACAAGGTCATAACTACGTAATATCTTCTGATGTTGCTAGAGGTGATGGGAGTGATTACTCTACTTTCCATGTGATAGATACCACAGAATCAGAGGTAGTGGCGGAGTTTAGAGGCAAAGTTCCGCCAGACCAACTTGCTGTACTGTTATCAGAAGCAGGACGTCGATATGGGGATGCTGTAGTTTGTCCAGAAAGCAACACATACGGTTATGCTGTGTTGATGAAACTCCGCGAAATGAATTACAAAAACATCTATTTTGCGAAAGAAAAAGACAAGTTTAATGCCATGTATGGTGATGGAGCTATTGGCAAAGCTGGTTTCTCTACCCAGGGAGCTAGTCGTGCTCAGATACTGACAAAGCTTGAGGAGATGATAAGAAATAACCGCGTTGACATATATTCATCTCGACTCGTGTCAGAGTTTAAGACCTTTGTGTGGAGCGGATCGAAAGCTCAAGCCCAGCGCGGTAAAAATGATGATCTAGTCATGTCGTTAGCAATTGGTCTGTGGTTGTATGAGTACTCGTCAAAGAAATCGTCCAAGTCAGTTGATATAAATTCTGCTATGTTAGCCGCATTTGGAGTCAATAAACAACAGTCACGTGACTCGAAGCCTAGAAGCCCCTATTCGTACGAGATGGCTTATCTTGCGAGAAAAGGGATGCCAGTAGAAATGGATGAAAGTCATCCTGCTGTTTCTGGGTCTGTAGATTTTAAGTGGCTGCTATCGTGACTATAATAGTTAAGTTGTAAGTAAGGATTGATATGGCTGAAAAGGGAAATATATTTCAGAGACTGACAAGCCTCTTTCGAAGCGGTCCCACTGTAAAGCGGAGGGTAAGATCATCCGTTACTTCGAATATGAAGTCATCTGCTGTTGAGACTTTCCGTCGCGCTCATAATGACGTTTATTCTAACACACTGAGTGCCTATGGTTCCTTCGATAGAATGTCAAGGTACAGTGACTTTAGCGAGATGGAGGCGACTCCTGAGATTGCTTCTGCTCTAGATATCTACTCTGAAGAGACAGTGTCTCCTGACGAGCATGGCCGAGTTTTACACATTTACTGTGAGGATGATCTAAAGAAAGAGATACTTGAGTCTCTCTTCTATGACACTCTCAACGTAGAATTTAATCTCGTTATGTGGGTAAGAAATCTTTGTAAGTACGGAGATTTTTTCCTTTTTAATGATATCGATCCGAATTATGGTGTTGTCAATGCCTACCCGATTCCGATATCTGAAATGGAAAGAGAAGAAGGGTTTGACCCCGAGAACCCATCAGCAGTAAGATTTCGTTGGCTTACTCAAGGAAATCAATCTTTAGAGAACTGGCAAATATCTCACTTTCGTCTGCTCGGAAATGACGCCTTCCTCCCATATGGGTCTAGCGTCCTCGAGTCAGCCCGCCGAATTTGGCGCCAGTTGATACTTATCGAAGATGCGATGTTGGTCTACAGGGTGATCAGAGCTCCTGAGAGAAGGGTTTTCTACGTAGACGTAGGTAACGTTGCTCCTGAAGATGTTCCTAACTACATGGAGCAAGCAACGTCAGTTCTTAAAAAAGCACCAGTGATAGACAAATCCTCTGGTAAGGTCGATCTAAGATACAACCCACTTAGCGTTGATGAAGATTATTTCATTCCTGTTCGTGGCGGCGATAGTGGCACACGAATTGACTCTTTAGCTGGTGGCCAAAACACAGCTGCGATCGAAGATGTTGAATACATTCAAAAGAAACTGTTTGCCGCCCTTAAGATTCCTAAAGCATATCTTGGGTATGATGAAGATATCGGTGCTAAAGCAACCTTAGCTCAAGAAGACATAAGGTTCAGTCGTACTATCCAGAGAATTCAAAAAACTGTTATTTCCGAGCTGAACAAACTTGCTATGATCCATCTTTATGTGCACGGCTTTGACGGCGAAGACCTTCTTGATTTTGAGCTGAAGCTTTCTAACCCGTCCTCAGTTGCACAATTACAAAAGCTTGAGCTAATCTCTCAAAGGTTTGATATAGCTGGTAAGGTTCCTGAAGGTATGCTCGACCGCCGGTGGGTACAGAAGAATGTTCTTGGGTTAACTGATAAGCAGATACAAGAAGTTCAAGAAGGTCGTATACAAGACAAGGTTGACGACGCTGGAGTTGAAGGCGCC